CCCCAGCAAAGAACATTTCGACGGGGACGCCCTGCAGCTGATCGCAAATATTTTCTTCCATGTCAAACATGGAATATATAACCCCTTCCGGCATTACGCGTTTTCCGTACCAATCACGCGCCAATAAATAGGGATTTTTTGAAAGAGTTTCATATATTTCTTTTTTGCGCTCTGCGTTAATAATGGGATTATCTTGAATTGTCCAATGCTGCCAACGCGTTTTTTGAACGTCGAAAACATCTTTAATAATGGGGTGATTGGGGGCGGGCGGGTTCAAGTCTGCCAAATGATAGCGCATTTTTGCGGCAAATGTACGCCGGAAACATTCCTGTACCATGTCCATGTGCAATAAGTTAATTTCGCAGAAAACAACGCTGCCTAAAGACATACCTGTAATTGCTTTGTGGCTGTCTCCCTTGCCGCCCCCTTTGTAGTAAATTTTTTTGATTCCCTTTGACGTATGCAGCTCTAAATGATCGCCGTTTTGATCATGCTTTTCTTTGCAAAGACCGTCAAAAATATGTTTCAATCCCAGCCCGTCGCATTCAATAAACAGCCTGTACGCCTGCTCTTGATTGTAGCCAACTATTAAATGGTTTTCGTCCGGCGTTTGGATTAAATAACGGGCATAGCGAAAAACGCCGCCTGTTGTTTTCCCGCTCCTCGGTGTCCCTTCATTGACTTCTAAAGTGACGTCAAAAGGCTGGTTTATGATCTTTTTTTGTTTGTCTGAAAACTCAATCATGATAAAACCTCCCATGCAAAAAGCCCGCAGGGGGCGGGCTAGTTTCCTTTTTCTATCGTGTCTATGAGCTTCTCTAAAAGGCTTGTATCCTTTGCCGCGCCCTTTAACAATTTTGTGCGTTCTTTTATAAATTCGGTTTCTGCAAGCGTCTTTTCTAGGTCTGCGTCCTGCTTCCGTTTATCGCTCCAAATAAGAGCGCGGCGCCCTAACATGTCCGCAGCCTTTAACCTGTCCGCAGCTTTTGCCCGTTTATTTCTCATAATTTGGCTTAATGTCTCTAAAATTTCGTCGCCGCTGGCAATTAAGGGATTTTCATTTTTTTCAACACGGGCTTGAATATATGCTTTAACGGCGGGTTTTGTCATGTTCTCTTGTGCTGTTGTTCGTGCTGTCTTTTCACTATATCCCGCTTTAATGGCAGCTTGTGTTGCATTCCCGCATTCAATATAATAATCACAAAATTTTTTTTGCTTTGCGGTCAACTTCATAACAATTCAACTCTTTCATACAAAAAAAGCGCAGAATATGCGCTATTTTTTTATAAATCGTATAATTATTATTTTCCAATAGGCGCCAATTATACGCCGCGCCGCTCAAGAAAGAACATAACAACTAAGATAATCAATACAATTATCCAAAAAAACGGGGTAAAGACAATTTGCAGCATGGCGTTTGCTGTAGACAAGCCCAGCAAGACAACGCCAATAACAATAAAGACAAATATATACAATAATGTTCTGATCATTACAAACCCCTCTTTTCATAAGTAAAACATTCCGTTATGTGAAATTTTAACCAAAAAAGCCCGCGTTATCCCAACGGGGGCTTTTTCGTCTACTCGTATCTTTAAAAGGAGAAAAACCACATGACAAGAAAAGTTGTCACTTGATGGCATACAATTATTCTGATCTAAACAGGTCTTTGTAATACTGTTCTTTTGTTCTTTTTTTAAATTCCTCGAAATGTTCCATGTTTGTTAGCTCTAAATATAATTTGTACTCTGTTTCCTGCTCATATTTAGCAAAAAAATTTAACAGATCGGGAACCGAAAAATCATAATATTTTACAAGTGTATACGTTAAGCCGTTGAATATATCCATAATGTAATTGTTCAAATCTTCCTCGTCATATATCACAAGCGCCCCCGCTCCTTATATCAAATTTAGCTCTGCCAACTCTTTAAATAGGCGTATAGGCTCTTTAAGCTCTATTGCATTTGTTACAAACCATTCTAGCGTTATAGATCGCCGTTTATTATTTATTTCAAATGCCGCTATTTGGTCAAATGTAACAAAAAAGGTTTGATTGTAGAGTGAAAAATGAATGAGAAAAAAAGCTGTGCCGCCGCGCTGTTGCCAATCATGCAAAAACTCCTTTTGGTGCTGTTCTATATTTGAAAGAGGAAAGGCGCCTTTGTTCTCTGTGCTTTTGGCTTCAAAGGCAAGCGCCCGCCCTCTGAAAATTCCGATATAGTCAACGGTGCTTTTCATTTCGGGAAAGGCTGCTGCTATCTCCCTTTTACCCGTATAAGGATTAAAACGCCTTTGCACTTTCCACGGCGTAGGCACTTTAAAAATGAGCGCCCCGCTGCTCCGCTGCAGCTCCATTGCAACGGCGTAATTTATGAGGTCTTCAAATGCTTTCCCTTGATTAGCTTTTCCCATTGGGGGGGCGTTCCTTTTCGGCTAATTGCAGGACGTTTAAAAAGTCGCTTGTTTTATTGCTTTCTAACAACAAGTCTTTTAAAGCGTCTATCTTTAATTCTAACGCCTTTATTTCCATTGACGTATGATCTTTCAAAAAAAGCATTTCCCTTTCTATTTGCTGCCTTTCCTGCCCGCTGGCTCGGTTGCTAACTAATACAAAGACCGCTGAAATAATAGCGGACAAAATAACGTCCCCTATTAAGATTTGCAAAATTATGTCTGTTTTCATTGCGTGTTATCGTCTTCCGCTTCAACAATAACTTTAAAATTAACCCCTACATTTTCGCTTTCCAGCTGCTTATCAATTTCACTTGACAATTGATTTAACATAATTACTTTGTCATTGTATTTGATCTTTGTATTTTCATCTAACGCATATGGATTTGTGCCGTTGTTATTCGTGCCGTTTAAAGCTCTATTAAGTGAATTTTTACCGTTTTCTACTGCGTTATTATGATTATTTATTACGCCGTCCGGCTCGTCTTCCTGTTTAGGGGTCAAAGCATTACAAGCCGTTAAAAGCATCATTGAAGCTGCTAACATGGCAATAAGTTTTTTCATGTTGTCCCATCCTTTCACAATTTTGATCAAACAAAAAAGCAGCAAAATTAAACATTGCTTTGTTCAAATTTGCCGCTCTTTAATCTATAATCTTGCCCGTTTATTTTAAAATACTGCATGTCTAAAGAAAATTTACTAAAATTGCGCTCTGTCATGCGCTCTTGTAATTCATCCCGCGTGAAATTGCTTGTATACAGTGTGCATTTTCCGGCGCGGCTTTCTATGATTGTCAATAAAATATCGTCTGTCCATTCGCTCTTTTTTTCGGCTCCCAATTCGTCAATTACTAAAAAGTCAACGGTTTGCAATGATCTATATATTTTCATTTCGTCGCCGTTCCGTTTTTCGTAGGCGCTCCGCAGCTGCTTCAATAGCTGGGGCATTGATAAGAAAATAACAGAAAAACCGCGCTCTATTAAGCCCGTACACATTCCATACGCTAAATGGCTTTTGCCTACGCCATAAGCCCCATAAAGCATTAAATTATAGCTGATTCCCTGCCGGAAACGGTCAACAAATTTTTTTGCTAATTCTAAAAATTTTTCTTGTGTGGGGTCTGTTGGAAAAAAATTTTGTAGTGTGCATTTTTTTAAATTTTCGCTTGCAAGGCTATTTTCTTCAAACTGCCGCCGGATATATCGCGCGTGTAGTTTGCGGTCTTCCTCAATCGCTTCTGCAGCTAGTCGCCTGTTTGCACATTTGCAGCCTGCTTTCCAGAAAACGGGTTCCCCTTTACGCTCCCCGCCAATACAGGGGGAAACATAAAGCGTATACGTTTCGCGGCATTCTTCGCAAACTCCGCTTTCTACTGCTTCCGGTGTCAAAATTTCGGCGTATTTAAAAACCGCTTGCAAATTGGTTTTAATATTTTGCATTGCTCCTCAACCCTTTGTTTTTTATCCTGTGCTAACCATTTTGGACAAAAAACGGGCGTTTTAATCTTGCCAAATATTAATAATTTTCGACATGAATAAACGGGGCGGGGCTGGGTAATGTTTAATAATACTTTGTTTAATATCCTGTATTAGTCTATATATCAAATAAAGATATATGGGTTTATCTTTAAAATCTTTATAAGATCATCTTTTTAAGGTTTTAAAGAATACTCTCTTAAATTCTTTTAAACATCTTTTAAAGATATATGTACTCTTATTGTTTATGGGGTTAAATATAATCTATATACCATAAGACAGTATAAATAATATTATATTGCTTGTCCGCTTTTTGACGGGCTTATACATAACAAACAGGGGGCTTTTATGACTTATGCAATTTTCATTCTGCAGCAAGAAAAAAACGCAATTATAAGCGATTTAACAAACGTTTGTTTGGCAATAGAGAATGAAAATTTGCCCCTTAGTTTGTCTCAAGCTCTGCGGGCTGAAATTAAAAACTATGAGCGACAAATTCAAGATATAGACATAGCTATAGTTAATTTATCTTTGTAGCTGGGGGCGTCATTATGCTTATTAATTACAGTCGCGTTTTAGATAATTTACAATATTTCAATTCGTCCGATATGAAGCACATTCCCAAAAACGCGGGCGTTTATCTCTTTTTTGATCTTGAATTTTGTTGCTTGTATGTGGGGGAAAGTGGAAATTTACATGCGCGCGTTAAATCCTCTTTACGGCGAACAAAGCAATCTTTTGCAAAGCAGCCGGAACATATTTTCATTTTGCCGGAACCGGACGAAACGGAAAGGATTATTGTTGAATGGCTGCTCCTTCGTCGTTTGGCTCCGCTCTATAATGTGCTGGGAACCAATTTAAGCGAAACGCAGCGGCTAGAAATACAAGCCCGCCCGCCTGCCGTCCATGATATAGCAGACTTGAAAATAATTACAGGCTTAACACATGAAAAAGAGAATCCCAATGAGTGAACAAAAGGATTCTCTTTTTAATCGCTTTTTTTGGTTTCTGCTTATGGTGACTTTACTTGTATTTATATTCGGGCTAGTCCAAATCATGATACGGGCTGTTAATGACTATTTGGATTTAATATTTTTGATATTGCGCTTTTCATAGTCCGCTAAAATTTCGGCGTCGCAGCTGTTACAAACCCACTGTGCGCCGTTTTTGCTGGGGAAAGATCGCGCGCAAATTAAGCAGCTAACTTTTAAGATCATGCAAATACCTCTCAACGGTTATGACATTCTTTTTCCAAACGCGTTTATTGCTTTTCCACAAACTACCGTTTTTTATCTTTGTAAAATAAATTCGATAGGCGTTGCCGTCGTCGTATATCGTTACATTGTGCATGGTTTTAATAATGCCCTTTTTGGTCTGCCAAATAATTGTGCCGCATTCATGAATAAGCATTATATAAATTTGGCTTGAATACGAACGCCAAAACGTTCGCCTAACTCCTCTATTGTCATACGCCCCGCCATTTCTTTCTCATTTTCAAAAGCAGCGTAAAATGTAATAGAGCTTTTTTCGTCGCCGCCCAAAATATTAAATGCTTTTATTTTGCCGCCTGCGGTCTGCTCTATTTCGCCCATAACATGTTTAAATACGGCGTCAAGTTTTGCATCGGTCTTCATAATAGTCCCCCTTATCTAATTGCAAGCTGCTTCAATAAATTCAAATCAATTTCAACGGTTCTAACTCGGCTTAACAGCTCATTATTGTTGTTCGCTGGGGCTGTGTGTGTTAAGGTAGAAAGGCTTTCAAATTTATCTAATTTCGTTTCAAGATATTTATAATTATCGTCTTTTTGGTTAAATTCCGCGCATAATTTTTCAATAATATTTTCGTTTTCGCCTATTGCCGTTGTTGTGCTTTCTACTTGATCGCGCAGCGCGGCAATTTCTTTTTCTTGTTCTTCTACAACTTTACTCATGATAGATAATTTCGTGTTTTGATTTTCCATAATTTCGTGCAAGCCTTGTATTTCTTTTTTATGATCTTCGCAAATGATATTAACAGCATGTTGCATTTCTTTTAACAATTCGGCTTTTATATGCTCTTGCTGTTGCATAAAATATTTTTTTGTTGCGTCTAGCGATTGTATAAAAGATTGTTTTGATACGTCCAGCTCATTACGCAGCGACTTTGCAGCCCGTTGCGCTTCCTTTGCAATCGTTTGGGCATCCTCTGCAGCGGTAAAGGCTTCTATTACATCGTTTTCTAACTTCTCTTTTGAAGCTGCTATTTGTTCGCGTTCCTGCTCTAATAAAAGGGCTGTACGCTTCTTTTTGGTCATGCGCGGTTCTCCCGATTTTTGCGGCTGGTGCAATCCTGCCTGCTCTAAATAATGATAGGCGGTATTTCCCCATACGCGCGCCAATTCTTGTTTTGACGTCGTTTTTAATAGCTCCTCTAAATACTCCTTGCGTTTCGGTTTGTCAAATTCCTTAAATTGTTCAATTGGCATAATCATTCTAAAAACCCTCATTTCTCCGGCTTGTGTGTATTGTTTTTGCTCTGCTTTGCTCATTGATTCAAACGGCATTATTGATTTTTTGGTTCCGCTGCGACTGCCGCCCCTGCCGCTTTTGGCTCTTAAATTTTGGCGCTCTTGCTGCTTGTCCCGCTGCTCCTCTAAAAAAAGCTGCTCGGCTGTTTCCCAATTTGTCCAACGTCCCATATAAAGCCCCCTTTCAATTGTAGCAAGATATTTACATTATTGGACAACATTTTTAAAAGAGAAACCCGCGCTATTTTGCGGGCTTCTTCTCTGTTACAATTAATTCGCCTGTTTCTTCGTTTCGGCTGATATTATAACGGGCTTCAATTCGCCTAAACGTTTCTCTAAGGTCTTCTACGCAGGCATTACAATTATATCCCCGCGTGTCCTGCTCCTCTTTTGTCAACTTTTCGCCGCAAACTTCGCAGCGGGTCAAAATAACCCGCCCGTGCTTATTCGTCCTCATTTGGTGCTGCTCCTTCCCCTTCTACTTCCTGCCATTCTTCCAAGTCAATATAATGCGGTTCATCGTCAAAAGAATCCTTTACCGTTTCATCATAAGATACTTGTTCATGCAAGTCTGTCGAAATTGGTAGATATTTGATTAATTGTTTTATTACGGTCTTTTTTGCCATGCTGTCAAAATGTTTTACCCAAATAGAGCTGCTTTCATTGTTATACTTTTTCGCGCCCTTGTAAGCTGCAGAAAAGCTGTCACGAATTTTATATATGTCTTCAATGCTCATTACTTCAAAGCAATGACCGCCGCTTTTTAAGAGCGCATAGGCATATACAAATGTTACGGCGCCCCGCTCGTTTCGCGCTGGCACATGGCGCAGCTTTTCGTTTAATCCATACTCATATTCAAAAACATCATTTTCATGTACAACATTTGCTTTAATGGTGACAACTTGCCCACTTCGGGTTACTAGGTCAATTAGTCCCCTGTACCCTATTTGAAATTGGACAATATGCCTATTATTTTTGGTGTCCTTATACGGGATAAAATAGCAGCTCCCCAATAAATTTGGGGTCAAACCCAGCTGCGCCGCCTGCATGATACTTGCAAAAAGGCTCTCACTTTCACAATTTAAAAGGGCGGGATTCATTTTGATTGTTGTTAATGCAATCCGGCTTAATCTGTCCGGCGTAATGCCCGTATTTGGCAGGGCTTTTAAAATTTGCGGTTTAAGCTGTTCTAATGTCTGCTCAACTTTCCGATATGGTGAAAGCTGTTGCGGCTGCTGGGGCTGCTCTTGTTCCTGTATGGCTGCTTTTACATGGTCTGTACTTGCTGTATTTGTCATTGGTCTAAACTCCTTTTATAATTCTTTTCCGCATTCATGGCATATTGTTATGCTTTCATCTGTCCCCTTAATAGGGATTGTTTCGTTATGTTCATGTGTGCATTCTTCCATTTTTCCGGCTCCTTTTAGGGGGAAAGCTCCCCCCTCTGTTACTTTGCAATTTTTATATTAAATGTCCTGCTTCTCTTTTTCGGCTTTTTAATTTTTTCGTATACATCCGGCGCAGCTGCTAACAGGTCTTTTGCAGCAATGGAAAATGATTCTTTTGGCGCTTTCCATGTGATAACAAAATCATGACAATTTGCCTGCGTAAAGTCGCCCAGCTTGTTTTTAAGCTCATTTGCAACGGCTTCTTTTTCCTCTGTCAACTTGCTTAATTCCTGTTTGATTTCCTCATGCCGCTGTAATAGCTGGGCGGCTGTTGCGTCGTGTGAAAGCTCTATTACGCCCTCTTTCTCATTCTCAAGGGGGAAATACTTCTGCAGCGCGTCGCCTGTACTTTTATGACCGTCCAGCGCTGGCGGGTTGCCTGCTTTCACTCTCTGCCAAAACGCATGGCAGCGGGCAAAGATCATATTTATTAAATCGTCGTCGCGCTCTATTCGCCATTGTCTATATTTGTTCCCGCCTATTAAAACGGCAACATAGGCGAAACCATAATTCATAATGCCCATATAGTATTGAATTTGCAGCATGTAGGCATTTGGGACATGATCGCCGCTCCACTCGTCTTTATTGTATTCATTGGTTGTTTTGATCTCTAGGACGCCGCGCCCGTCTGCTGGGTGTAATACTTCTCCGTCAATGTTTGCCCTTAAATAATCGTATTCGTCATGGCAAAGGACAAAATTGTTTTTATACACTTTCCAGCCGTTGCGCTTCTGAAACTCTTTTCTGATAATGTCTTCTAACTGATTGCCCCAATAAACAGGCTCATTATCTGTTAAATCATCCGGCGTAATTTCGCCGCGCTTTTCCATATAGAGATAAGTTTGTGATTTCCACTCATTAAGATTAAAGATTGTTGAAATGTCGCTCCCGCCAATGCCGCCGCGTCTCACTTCTAACCATTCGGCTTGCGTTAAACTGTCAGTATGTGCTATTTTCTTCAATTCCGCTCCTCCTCTTTTGCTCAAATGCCAACTAATATAACTAATTATATAACACTTCTGCCAATCGTACAAGGATTTTCAATATGTCGGTTTGGTTCTATTTTTAGGCGTTTGTGTATATTTTGGTAGAAAGAAAGTATACACATTGCCAACATTTTGAGATATAATGACTATTAAATTAATCAAATCAATCACAAGGGGGCTTTTATATGGCAATCGCAGCCGTTAAACCTACTATTACAAAAAGAGTTATTGAACGCGTAAAGAACGAAAACATAGATAACAAAAATATTTATGTTGGGGATTTTCTCAAGCAAAAACGAAAAGACCATAATTTAAAGATTGCGGACGTTGCGGAATTTTTGGGGGTTGCTCCTTATACGTACAAAGGATATGAAGCAGCAGCAGACGCGACGTATTATCGTTTGCCGTCTCTGTCAATTTTGATCAACTTAACGCGCCTTTACAATGTGACGCTGGACGAAATGTTGGGGCTGGAACCGGAAAGAGACGTAATAGAATATACAAGAAAGCAAGCCAAATAAAAAAAGCAGCCGTTGCGGGCTGCTTTTTTTACGTGTTAAATGCCTTTTTTGGGTTAAACATTAGAGAAAGGAGTAATCATACGGGAAAAATCATCGTGCTGCAATTCTGCTGCCTTCCATGCTTATATGATACCCGTTTTTCCTCTGAATAAACATTAGATCATTTAGGCAAAATATTTTCATATCGTATGTTTTCGCAATTTCATTTGTTTTTTCTCCTGTTAAAAAGAGCGCTATCTAAACGCTCTTTTTTTATTTGCTGTACAGGCTTAATTTATCGTTAATCATGCCCCCGTACTCACTGTTTAAAATTTCGTCTGTAAATAAAGGCAGCTCTTTTGCTGTTATAAAACTTTGCTGCGGTACACGACGCGCGGACATAAAGCGCGGGTCACGGGTAAAGATCGCGCGCGGGTCAATGCGCCAAGTGTAGCAACAATAAGCAAATACTAGCGGCGGGAATGCTTCCGCGATTCTCCTTAAATTGTCATGATCGCAAACAGCCAATAAAAAAAAGAGCTTTTTTTCAAAGGCTGGGGCGGTTCCCTCTAAAAAATTATTGTACTTTTGCAGGGCTGGCAGCATTTCCGGCGGTGTAATATATACGCGGCTCCTCATTTCTTTTACCCCCTTTGTCATTTGTGCAACGCCTTAAATCCTAGTACAAAATCATATATGGCTTGTGAATGATATGTACTTTCTTCCATGAACGCGGCAAGCGGCGCCCAGCTGGGCATGATCTCGCATAATATGCCAATCCATAAAATAGCCCGCGTATTTGTCATGATATATAATTTTTCTTTATGCTCATTGCAAAAGCCTGCAATAAATTCTATTGCTTCTCCATAAGCTAATTTTGTGACGTTTTCCAAATAAATCACTCCTTTTGTTTTGTATGTCTCATTCTAGCCGTTTATTTTGCTCGTATTCATCACGGGGGTATATTATGCCCTTGTCTTCCTTAAAACGCGGTACGGGCTAAAATAAAGCGTTTGGCGGCAACATTCAACGGCTGCGGCATATAAATAAATTACGTCCATATCACAATAACTGTACAACTGAAAAAAGCCCCTTTTGCTGGGGCTTCTTTTCATGCTATACTTTTCATTGATAGTGAATATGATTATTCCTACCGTGAACGCAAAAAGGGACGCGGAAACGTCCCCTTTTGATCTCATTTATTCCGCGTCCTGCAAGACGCGTTTTATATTATCGTTTGTACATTTCTTGAAATTCTTTTTCAAGCGCTGCGCGTTCGGCTTCTGTGGCTGTTACGTCGTCGGCGCTCTTTTTTTGTTTTGCTGCTTGCTTCTGCTCCTCTACCCATTCCGGCACAATTTCTTTTCGTTTGTTGCTGCGGCTGCTGCGTGTATAAACATTTGGCGGCTGGGCTGCTTTTGCGGCTGCTTCCTTTTTGCGGCGCTCCTCTAATTCAACAATTTTGTTATCTAAGCAAGTACGCAAATATTCCTCATAGTCTCGCTTTATTTCGCCTGCTTTTAACTTGCGGTCTAATTTGCGTATTATTGGGTTAATAGATCGTGTCTCTAATGCCCCCGCTGTTATATATTCTTCTTTAACTCGTTTGTTAATTGAATCAATATCATCTGCTGTAAGCAATAACGAAACGCGTTTCGTTTTATCATCATCAATCCTTTTTGTTTTTAAATCCTTTTTGTTTAAAAACTCCTTATTGTTATATACCCCTTTTTTACCGATTTCGGTGTTTTCCCGATTTCGGTGTTTTATGGGTTTCGGTGAATCTGTTTTTTCTCCGAAAACTATGTTTTGTGGGTTTCGGTCTAAATCCTTTGTTGGCGCGGGTTCCGGCGTTTCTAAATCAAAAGGTTCATCATCATAAATCCATTCCCAGCCCTCAAAATGCCCTTTTTCATTGCGATATTTACGTATATACAAGTATTTATTTTGCTTTAATTCTTTAAGCCCATTATCAACGGATACCTCTTTATCTGTAGCGCGGTTTATTAAATCAGTTTTATTCATTTCCCATCCATCGGGGCGGCTCATCATATATAATAAAATGCCTTTTGCTTTCCATGATAAAGTTGAATTTTCTGCTACACTATTATTTATTTGAGTGTAAGAATGTACTTTTCGACGTTTATTAAATTTAATTTTGCTCATGCTGTTTGCGCTCCTTTTAAATCAATTCGACGGACAGGGGGCGAACCGATTAATTTTGATTCTAATAGCCCCGCCGTTTCCAGCGCTGCAATTGCTTTTCTAATTTGGTATTTACTTAATGCGGTTTGTTCCTCCATTTCGGTAACGCTCCACAATTGCGGTTTTCCCTCTTTTTGAAATGTTTGGAATGCCCCGTATAATAGCGCGGCTTCAATGCCTATTTTCTGCGCTAACTTCGCATTATAAATGATCATTATTTTTCCTCCTCTTTAATTTTTAAGAAACTTAACAAATTAAGTATATCAACAAATTGCGGGTCTTGTCTACTATTTTATTAAACATTTTTTGCCAATTTAATTCGGGCGCCGCCCTCCATATGTAGACCACACAAAAGGGCGCGGCTGCGGTTCCTTTTTTGGGCAAAACAAAAAGGCGCTTTTTCCCCGTATCAAAAGAAAAATGCGCCTTTTTGTCTCATCCATCATCACTCTTTACTACTTCCATAGCAAAGTACACATTCACATATGCACAAAAGCATTATAGACAAATTATTTTAGTTTTAAACCTGTTGGGGTTCCCTTACTTCTATAAGCTCCCCATGTAAGGCAAGCAGCCCCGCCCGCTGCAATTCGGTTAAACACTTTCTAAAGCGCGGCGGCTCCACATTTGCCAAATGCGCGACGCTGTAGCCGTCCAACAATTCCAGCTGCCCCGCGTCGCTGTCCTTTTTGTTCATTGTCTGATATAGCAAGATATATACAATTTTTGCGGCATGGGTAATTTTCCGATACTTCGCAGCCGTTAAAATTTCGCTGGGTACACTTAAATTCATTCTTTGCGGTTCCTCTCATTGAATTTCCTTGTACAAGCTGCGCGGCAAAAATGCAGCTGCGCCCCTTCATTGAATTTGTGCGTTAATGTGTTACACATTGCACACAAGCCCCATTTTTCCAGCTCTTTTAATGTGCGGCGCTTTGTATATGTTCTCATTTATGCCCCCTAAAATTTCACGTAAAGGATAGGATTAATAATTTTACGTTCTAGGGCGCGGGGCTGCTTAATGGGGTTTGTATACCTCTAAGTAAAAACGAATGCAGGAAAAGCCGTCCCCGCGCTTCTGAACGTCAATATATTTCGCTTCCGTTGCTTCTCTTATATATTTTTCCCATTGGCTGCGGGTCATGCCTGCAACCTTGTAAAAAAAATGCTCCCATTCAATCGTGTTGATAAGGAAACATATTTCCCCCTGCTCATTTAATACGCGGTCAATTTCATTCCGTCCGTGTAGATCGCAGAAAAGAAGGGTTGCCATGCTTAACGGTTTCATTTCGCCGTCGTCGTCAAATTCAATAGGGATTTTTAACCGTCCCAGCGCTAACGCTTCCGGCGTAATATATTCAAAATAAATTGCCGTCAATTTGATCACTCCTCTAAAAAGTAATATAGCTTTCTCATGTCTCAAATATAGACAAAAGAAAGCCATAAAAAAAGCCTATTCTGTTTCCAAATTAAAAAGGGGTTGCTTTCTCGGCGGCGGGGTTTCCGGCGTTTGGATATGGTCAATTTCTAAAAGGGTTAATGATTGCGGCTCCACTTTGAAAATATCGCGTACAATGAGCAAATAACCTTCTCTAGTTGATAAACGGATAAGCCCAGCAGCAAGCAGCTCCCGCCGTGCTGTGTTCGCTGTGGACGAATGAAAGCCTAACAGCTGGCGAACTTCCTTCCAATTATCTTTAATTATGGGGCGCCCGTCGTCGTCTACTTTTAGCGGCTGGCTGGGCGTAAAGTATTCATTCCAATAGTGTAAATATAGCAATTTCCCGCTGCTGCTCATTCTTTTAAATGTCCTATGCTCAAAAAAGCGTCTCGGAAAGATGTAATTTTTTTCGCTCAAGATGTTTCCCCCTTTATTTACAAAACGCCTTATTTTTGCGGTACTTTATAATGCTTATTGCACACTTTTTAATTTATGACAAATAAAAAAAGCCCCGTCGCGGGGGGCTTCTTTCATCAATGAACGTACGAAAAGCGCGATTTCTTCAAAAAGGTGTATCCCTATTATTTCCGGTGTTGTCCTTTTTATTCTATTCGTGATATACTCGGCTTGTGATTGTTAACAAACAGTCCTTTCATTTGTTGATAAACCTGACACGCGAAAAGCTCCGGCATCTGCTGGGGCTTTTCTTTTTTGTCTTCTGTTGTAAACAGAAAATTTTATTCTGTTTACAAATTAGGGCTTGTTTTTTGATTTGGTCATGAATTAAAATAAATCTGTAAACAGAAAATTTTCTTCTGTTTACAAAGAAAGAGAGGTGAAAATATGGAAATGAAAAAATGTACAAAATGCGAAAATGAATTTCCTGCAACTGCAGACTATTTTTACATTTATAAACCCAATACGCGGAAAAAAGAATATTTACGCAGCGTATGCAAAACCTGTTACAATTTGCCGCGTAAAGATCGCCGCGAATATGCGGAAAAGGTGAAAGAATTAAAAATACAACTTGCTGTAGATATGGGGCTTATAGAAAATCCAAAATGCAAAGAATGCGGGGATTTTGTAGAAAATCCAGCTGCCCCGCTTTGTAATGAATGTCAAAGCATCAAAAATTGGATAACTGATCAATTAGAAATAACTTTCAAATGTAATACTTGCGGGTATGACCGTTCTTTCTATGAAATGAAAAGCAATAAGAAAAAAAGGAAAGTCGAAAAAATTTGCAAGGGCTGCTATAGAGAAAAGCATGAAATGTATAGACAAAATTATCATGCAAATTTATTTGTGAAAGTATTAAGAGAGAGGAGAAAAAACAACAATGAAGAATCAACAAATGGAAATATATGATAACATCGAAACGATAGAAGGGGATATTTATAATCGTATTTATGAAACGTTTGAATATGGAAAATTTACTTTATTAGATACAAACAGAAATTTAAATTCTGCCAACTTGAAAAAGATTATTGAAAGCATGGAAGAAGAATATTTGCGTATTCCTATTATAGTAAATGAAAAATATGAAATAATTGACGGGCAACATCGGTTTCATGGGGCGAAACACTTAAATTTACCCGTCCGATATATTATAAATGTCGGATATGGTATAGAGCAAGTAAAAAGAGCAAATACGTCAGGCGTAAATTGGACGCGTGACGACTTTTTGAAAACATACATTAAAGAAGGAAATAGAAATTATATAGAATTTGCTGAATTGAAGAAAGAAACAGGTTTAAGTGTAATTAGCTTGTTAAAAATTTTCGGCGGCTTTATGGATATGCACTTGGACAATGTTACAACTATTTTTAATAATGGTAATTTCCAAATAGAACCGCATTTCGACGCGGTGAAAGGCTTTTGCGAACATCTAAAAATATGTAAAGAATATAAAGATTATAGAAGCGGCTCTTTTATTCAAGCCTTTTTACATTTGTATTTACATGAAGACTATGACCCGCAGCATATGGAAAAACAAGCAAAAAAAGCAATGCAATGGTTTAATCCTTCGTCAAAAACAAAAGAAGTATTATTAGAAGAATTATGCACTAAAGTTTATTCGTATAGAATGCTGAAAAAAGAAGGTAGAATTTTATATAGTAAACATCATAAACGTTTTTTTCAATAAGGAGAATCAAACCATGACAAATGAAAAGGCTGAATTTATGACTTTTACATCTTTGCAATTATTAGAAACCTATGAATTGAAAGAGATATTAGACGACGCCGTAAGCAAGGTTTCACAAGCTGGGGACATGGTAGAAGCTGCGCGGCAAGTATTAAACAATGCAGCAACCCAGCAGCAAGCCGCCCGCGCTGATCACTATTTAAAAAATTGCCGTAAATATTTAAAAGATTGCCGGAAATTTCGTACTTTGATACAAAGCATTTTAATAGATCGGTTAACAGCTGAACAAACAGAAAGCCCATACGCGAAAAGAGGAGAGAGACAAAATGAAAAAATATGAAGCGCTTGAAGCTGCCATTGCTGCGTTGAAAACAATGCGCGCTCTTTCACCAAACAATTATGAGTATTACGGCGAAATAATAGAAGGGCTTATAAAATTAAGGCAGCAAGACCCCGAAATAACAACGCTTGATAAGCTCATAGAAAAACAAACAACTTCTTTTAGAGGGGGGAAAAAGTATAATGACAATGACTGTTGAAAAGGCGCAGCTGCAAATAATAGCACGGTCTAATATCTATCATCTTTACAAGCAAAACAGGGCTGATATTTTCGACGTTATGCAAAAGTATAAACGGGATATGATCGCGGCGGGCTTAACATTAGAGGAGTATTTAAAATGCCATGAACAAGCCGTAAACGCTTTAAATAAAGAATATGAGCTAGAAAAGCAAGGGCGCCTTTAAGCGCTCTTTTTTCTATTTATTCCCTATTAAAAAAGGTTGGCACAACGCCAACTATATGATATATTTATACATGTAAGGCAGACAACAAAACAAATTAACGGGGGTTATCAATCATGGCAAAATTCAACGAAAAAAATCTAAAGGCAATCTATAGCAAAACAAATGATAAAGTAGCAATAGCATATGGGGCAAAACGCGTTATGGACGTAATGAATGTTAGCTCAAACTATCAAATTGAAGGGCTTAACGGTATGCAAATTGCTGAATTGGTTTTCAATGACAATAAAAAAATGGCTTCTGATATAGTGAAAGATCATCTTGCAAGCGCCTAAACGGGCGCTTTTTTTCTGCGCTCTATTAAAACTTTTTTCTCAAAAAGGTTGGCAATGTGCCAACTATATGCTATAATTATTTTTGTAAGGAACACAACAAACAAACGAAAAGAGGACAAACAAAATGACAAAATTACAAGCAGCTCTTAACTCATTACAAAATATGGTTTTGAACTATCGCCCTTCTAATAGCGAAATTAAATATCAATTTGCTGGCATTAAAGAAATGACTACTAACAAAACGGCTCTTGCTTCTATCGCCAATCTTGAAAAGCTAGTTATTGAAAATACAGTTTCTCCAAACGAAATTAACTATCAATTTAATCAACTGAAAGCTAACGTTTAATATGGGCAGGGGGCATAAAAGCCCGCTGCCTTTGGCGGTGTAAGGACATAACAAACAAAAAGGAGATTGCACAATGACTAATAAAATTTTTGATTTGGAAGAAATGAAAGATATGGCAAAAGCTCCGCAGCCCGTCGAATTTAAACGCGGCTCGTATGATCTTGAAAAGAATATCATCTTTTATTATTCTAGCTGCGGTACTTATACAGCGTATGTCATGTTTAGGGGCATAGACCCAATAAGCGCGCAATTTGAATGGAAATATGGAATTGAAAACATTCATACGGGGGCTAGTGTTAGCTTTGACCAATGTATTTATAGAATAGATGAAAAGCGCCTTGCTGATAAGGTGGAAAATAGCAAATATTTAAAAATGACCGCAGAAGAAATTGAAGCAGAAGAAGCCGACGCGGACGAATTTTTCATATAAAAATAAAGTAGGGTTGCCATTAAAAGGCAGCTCTTTTTTTGTGCTTTCTTCCTTTTTAGGGTTGGCATAACGCCAACTATTTGCTATAATAAAGTTGTAAGGTTAACAGCAAACAAAAAGGAGAAATGACAATGACTAATTACGAATTGATGAAAGAAATTAACGATTTAGAAAAAATGCTCCTATCACAAGCAAAGCAAGCAGCTGCCGCGATTCTAGCAGAAACGCCAAACAAGCCGCTGGCTCAAGTCGCAAAAGCTGCTGTACTAGAATGTAACGCCGAATTTTTCACGGCAATTTTCGACGGTGTAGAGCTTGCCCTTTGGTTGTGGCTTCAAGAAGAATCTAAAAATAATGAATTAATGGGGGCTTAATAAAATGATCAATGTTAAATTTTCCGATATAGAGTTTTTGCAAGAATGGGGCGGCGACGCTTGGAAGAAACACGGCAAAGAATGGACGCTAAAAGATACAATGTATTTTCTCTATCGGTTTGAAAATCGTTTAAAAGATGGGGATTGGTATGATATGTTAATGGAATTGGAAAAAGAAGAATTTAGTTATTATTATTTTGACGGTAAACTATTTGAAGTAGACGACGACGGAAATGACATAGGATATATTGAATTTGGTTGGTATCACGAATTGAACGCAGACGGGGACGTAATAGACGAATATAAAATATAATAAGGGCAAAATAAAAAAGGCAGCTGCAAAGCTGCCCTTGTTCATTTTTCCCTCCATACGTTAAAATGAACACAAAAATTTTCTTCTAACTCACATTGAACCGCGCGACAATAGCGCGGTTTCTTTTTGTTTTTTAATCAATTCATAATCCAAATTTAATTGCTGGGTAAACTCTTTTTGTTTAGTCGCTTCCCATATATTAATAAAAGTTTGCTTGCTCACATTTGGCGCGCTTACAAAATAATCAATTAAAGCTGCCTTTGCTTGTGCAAATGATTCCTCTTTTCCGTACCCCTGCAGCCGCGCCTTTTTGAATGCCAACAATACCACATAATACAATTTCATATCCTGCGTTTTTGCCATGTTCCCCCGCTCCTCTCTTTATGATCTCATTATAAAGCGGTTTGGGGCTGTTGTCTTTATTAATTATTGCAATGCTCTTTAAACACATGATACGGGCTTTCTAATTCGTTTCGTCGCTGTTGTTCGTACCATTCCATATGCAACATTTGCGCGCAGCTTGTGCCGCAAACAGGGCGGGCAAAAAACATTGAAATGTAACAGGCAGGCGCATTGCAATAATAACAAATTCCCATTTTCCCAGCTGGTAAACTAAGCAATTTCATAAAAAAACCCTCCTCATGAAAAAAGCCGCTTTATGAGCGGCAATCCAACGCAGACCATGCAGACAATAAAAAAAGCAGAAAAATTTGGTTTGGTTGTTTTCGGTGTGAGTATTGACGAAATTTTAAAACGGTGTTTTTTTCGCTCCTTTCTCTGTGGTATGATCACAAAAGAGGTAACGAATAGAAAATTTTGGGAAACCGGAAACACTGAAAGAGAAACAGCGACAATTCAAATATATTGGCGCTCTGCTAACTTTATGCAAGTACATCATTTATAAAAGGAGAATGAACAAATGAAATTAGATGAAGTAACAATTATTTTAGGCGACGGAACAAAAATAGAGCTAGAAAGCGCGTTTGTTGGCGGGCGTATGAAAGATGTTACAAACGCCCCTATGGGATTGTATAGCGGGAAAATGAATATTGAAACCGCAGCGACTTGCCTTGTTCACTTGCTGCGGGCTGCTATTAAATTATGTAATGAAGAATTAACCATGTCCCCGCGCAAATATGCAACCTTTTTGCACTTCTGCGCGGACAAGGCAATTGAAACAGAACTAGAAAATCATCCCGATAGCAACGGCACACTGGCGCAGCATGAAGTTTATCTGAAAATGAAGCAGGACAAGCCCAACGAATGAAAAGGGCTTATCTTAAAAAAATGCGCGCTGTTGAATTTGACTATACAAATTATAAGGGCGAAACAGGCAAGCGCCGCGCTCAACTCATTTGTATGTTTTTCGGTTCCAATCAATGGCATAAAGAAGACCAATGGTTAATAGAAGCATATGACATGGACAAGCAAGACTTTAGATTTTTTGCAATGAAGGATATGCAAAATGTACAAGACATAAAGCTATAAATTTTTATGCGAAAAATTGCATAAAAGCCGCTTTTCTCATTCATTTATGGATTGCATAAAACTTTTTTCGTGAATTTAAAAACTTGACAAAACGCATAATAAGACTAATGTTTTTACCTCCAATTCCCCGCTGCTGTTGTGGCGGGGTTTCTGCGTTCAACTTCCGATAATATATATTATGTAAACTAACGAAAAGAAAGCCGCTAAATTTCTAGCGGCTTGCCCTTTTTGCTGGTATTCATATGTAAGATTAGGCGCCGTTGCGCTATCGGTGGATTTTTCCCGTGTCCGCAGGAAAATGTAGCTGAATGAAACCGCAGCAGGGGCATTTTTATTGTACAATATTCCCAGCTATCCGGCTACTTTTATTTATATTTCTTCAATCTCTTGGAAGTGTTTATATTCTATTGCATCCATTGTTAAATGCTGCTTTATAACATGGGGCGCCCGCACTTGTATTTCTTCTATTGCAAATTCATTATCATTTATTTTTCTTTCTATCGAAAAATGTACGGCGTCATATTGTCTCATTTCTATAATGTTGTCTTCTCCTATTTTGTAAATATAAGGGGCTGAATGAGAACCATAAATAATAAGCTCGTCAATTGTTATATGGGGCATTTTAAAAATCCTTTCTGTTATGGATATAAAACCATTAAATACTCGTTTTCTTCCCCCAGCTGCCCGCAATTTTTGAAACCGTACTTTTCAAAATAGGCTGCTATTTCTTTTGTCTCTGTCCATAAATTAAGGGGCGTATTATTCAAATAGCAAAACTCTATAATCTCATTCATTACTTTTTTTCCTTCGCCTTGCTTAATTGACGTTATATTATGCAGCTGCAGCGATTCCCCTTTTAAAAAATGTTCTATCGTATCATTAGGGGTTACAACTTGCAAACAAAACATAACTGTAAAATCTTTATTGAAAAAGAAAGCTCCTTTTTCTTTGTGAATTGTCACTAAATAAAAAAGGTTCTCTGTTTTTTCCTCTATCCATTTTAAGAAGTTATAAACAAGATCGCTTTGCGTTCGCTGGAATAATTCGTATATTAAGGGTGGCGCAGCTGTTGCATGTAAAAATGTTTCAATTGCGGCTTTCCCTTTTTGATCGCGCATAACTTCTAAATCTTTAATTTCGCTCATTAATTCCAGCCGGACAACGCCGCTCTCCATAATTAAAAGATCATATGGAATTTCCCTATTTTTGGTTGCTGCTAAAAACTGTTCATAATCTTGTTCCGCTAACGTCTTTTTTTCTTTCATTTGGTTTCCTCCTTTTTGTTCGCAAAAAAGACGCCCCCTGCTTTGTGGGCGCCTGTTTCGTCCCCTCGGCAAAACGTCGAATAGGCAAAGACGTTCCCTGTATGCCTGCGGGGAAAATGCACAATAGATATATTCAATTGTCAAAGATCAATTTTTGTAAAAATGTGAGTAATTACAAAAAATTGTCTTGTTATCGTTATAGACAAAAAGAAAAGCCCCTATACATGATAGGCGCTTTCCCCAGAAAAAGACGGTTTATGGATAGGTGATTGCTTCAAGCCTGTTTGAAACTAAACAGAAACCATATAACATTACACTATAGAGGAAATGCTCCCTATGTCGCGGCTATAAGCTCGCGCCAAATGAAATAGGAAATCGCACAAGATCAAAAACGTTCCGCTGGCTTTCGCCCGTTTTATGCCTTGTCAATCGTTACTTGGTGCATTCCTATTTTTGCCCTTTCAAGACGTTTTATACAAACAAAAGCGCCCTTTCTCGTCGGCGGGAAAGAGCGCTCTTGCTGCGTAAAACCAAATGAAAAAAACATTACTTGTGGTATGGCGGTTAAACTTATGTCCCCAGCATTGGACAATAGCATTATAGCCCTATTGCTTTTGGTTTAAACTCAACTTATATAAAATTTGGGCTAACTCCGCGCGCGTAACAGGTGCATGTGTTCCAAACTGCCCATTAATGGCGCTCATTACGCCCGAATTGATAGCCCATAAAATTGCATCTAAATAGGGGCTATTTGCGGCAACGTCGGTTAAATCCGGCGCTGTAGTCACTGGCGCGGGGGTTGGCTTTCTTTTCAAGTTTAAAAATGTTGCTAATCCCTCTGCATGACCAATTGCAACGTTTTGAATCCATAAAGGATTTTTCATTTTTTCGGCATCTGCAGCATTTGAGATAAAACCATTTTCAGACAAAAGAGCGGTCATGTTAGTTTCTCTAACAACTGCAAAATTTGCTTCTTTCATGCCCCTGTCGGCAATATCAATGCGGGGGGCAACGGCTTTATGGATTGCATATTGTAGGCGCTCCGCTTTTTCTTTTGTGCTGGCATTTCCGAATTTGTCATAAATATATGTTTCAAATCCGTTTGCAGCTGCTTTTGGGTTTGCGTTAATATGAAAACTTACAAAGACGTCTGCCTTTTCCCTGTTGGCAATGTTGGCGCGCTCTGAAAGCTCTATAAAAACATCTGTTGCTCTAGTCAGAATTACTTCGACGTCTAAAAATGTATTTATTAAATACTCTTTGCAGGCTAGGACAAGCGCCAACGCTATATTTTTTTCTAGCAATCCATTCCCCGCTGCTCCTCCATCTTTCCCCCCATGTCCTGCGTCTAGGCAAATTTTCGGCATCACTTTTCCCCCTTTTCGGTTTCAATGTTCACGCCGTCCCCCGTCGCTTTAATGCTTGCCCCGCTGTCAACTATAATCGTTGTTGGGGGGCTGGTTTTCCCGTCGTTTAATGTAGTCGTCATTGGGTAGGTTGCCGCGCTTGCTGGGGCTGTCTCCGGCTGCTGGCTGGCTGTTTGGTTTGTTCCGTTCCCCACTTTGAGGGAATGAACCAAACCGCTGTACAAACCCGAACTAGAAAGCCCAAAAATAATCCCTGTAAAGATCGCATTTGTGAATGTCTGCGCGTCCTGTCGTAGCAAAACGGCAAGCCCTGCGCCAATTCCGATTGCAGCAAGCGGGGCAAACTTCTCCCGCATACCTATCATTTTCAATGCCTGTACTACGCCCGTAATAACGGGAATTAAAATAGCGGCATTGGTAATTTCGTTTGTTTCGGTAAAAATTTGGTTTAAAAACATTCGTTTCCCTCCTTACCGATTATTTAAATAATCCCTGTAAAAAAAGAGCGCGCCCATGATCACAATTACAGCTGAAAAAATATATTTGATCATTTCGCCGCAAATTGCTGTACCCAGCATTTAGAATTGCTCGTATAGCCAACGCCCATATGGGTATAAGCGCCGTTTAAAATGTTGGCGCGGTGTCCTGCGCTATTCATCCAAGCGTTAACAACTTCCTGCGGGGTCTGCTGCCCTTTTGCAATGTTCTCCCCTGCTGCTGAATAAGTAACCCCCATCGCGCGCATTTGTTTAAAGGGGTCGCCAAGTGTTGGGCTAGTATGTGAGAAATAATTATTTTTTTCCATGTCTTCGGCTTTCACGCGGGCGCTCGAATTTAATTCGCTGTAATTGCCCATTAAAGGTTGCAAGCCTGCTTTTGCACGTTCATTATTTGTTAACTGCAAAACTTGCTGCTCATACCCGCTCATGCTTTCTTCCTGCGGCAATTCTAGCGTTTGATCTGCATAAATTTTATTCCCGCCGCTTTGCTGTAGAGCTGGGTTTGCTTTCATTAATTCGCTTTTAGAGATATGCAGCAAATTACATATTTTAAAAAGGGTGTCCCCGCGTTTTATAACATATTGGTGACTGCCTATAGCTTGTCTATAAGGTTGTACAATTTCGCCCGCTGCTTCTGTTTTTGGTGTTTGTGCTGTTAAAAATGCAGCCGCCGCGCCAACTGCAAGCAGCGTCAAAAATTTGTTTTTCATGCTCTGTTTCCTCCTACTGTTTGTAAAATAAAAGAAAAGAATTTGTTGCTTTTTTTATATTCCCCATAAAGCCCGCCCTTAACAAAAGGGGATTATTTCCGGCTATATGGCTAAATTTTTCAAAATTCGTTTAAGCAAACGGCGCAAACGGCGGCGCAGCTGGCGAACACTAAAACGAATGACAAATTTCATAATTGCCCCCCCTTTCCCGCTTATTTTGTCCAAATAAAAAAGCAGCTCGGCGGCTGCTATGATTTAACTTGACTTTTTATATTAATAAGCTCCCTTTTGATCACTTGAAAAACTGTAGGTGTTTTATTATCAAAGACGGGCTTAATCGTGCGTTTGCTGCCCTCATAGCTTTCTTCAATTTCGATTATGCGGGCATCCAGCGTTTTGCCTATTTGCCTATTTTGGACGCTTACAATGTCCCCTAACAGGTAATCCCGCCCATACTGAAAGCGCCCACTTTGTATGACTGTACTTTCAAAGTTTTCAATCACTTGATATTCATTTAATTTGTCTGCGCCCCTGTCGGCTAAAATGGTATCGTCGGAAAGATCGCGGGCGTCAATAAAAACTTCTCTGCGGGCTTGTCCGGCTGCGGTTCCCACTATTTCAATATTGCGGGCTGCTCCTTCGCCCTGTCCGGCGGCATAGGCAACATTTTTATAGTTACTTGTGGTCTTGCTGTATTCTTGTTCACTCACATTTTTAAATTCTTCAGAAAAGACAACATAAGGCGCGCCCGTCGTATTATAAGCAAGATCGCGCCCAATAAGCACATTAAAACGCAGCTGCATTGCTTCCGTATCTAACGATATACCCCAGCCCGCCCCGCTGCTCAAGCTCAAGTTGAAAAGCTCCTCGGCTAAATTTTTATATCGGGTTTCAAATACTGTTACATTGCCGCCGCGCCCCGTGTCCGGTTCATTGACTAGGTTTAATATTTTCCGGTCTGCATTTGTGGGGTTAATCGCGTTTTTATCAACTAGGGCTTTCATGATCGTTTCAACGGGGTCATTTGTATACTTATCGGTATCAATTCCGGCGGGCGGCTCCGTGATTCTCCTATTAAGCAGACAACTAGCCCCCAGCGCTGTAAATTCCCAGCTGCTCCCTTTATACTTTTTGTCTGAAATCAAAAATATTAAATTGGGGTCATTCTGCAGCATAATTAAAACGTCGTCGTCTAATAAATTTACATATTTCGTTGTGCGGTGTATTGAAAATGTGCAAAGGCTTGTTTCATGCCATTTGTGCGTTATGTTTAATTTTTGCAGGCTTCGAATTTCCCCAATTATATTAAATTCGGCATCAAAAATTTTTATCATTATGATCTATCCTCTATACGGGTTACTGTCAAAACATAAGTGTCAAGCGTTGCCGCTGCTCCGCTTCCGTTTTCCACATAAGGGACAAATCTTTCCCCAGCCGCAAAAGCCCATGTACGCGCCCCGCCTGC